CCCAAGCTCAACGAGCAAGGGAAGTTGGTTGACGAGCGCGTGGATGTCCACGGTGGCCAGTACCTTGGTAAGACCGTGCGTTGGTACTACAGCACCAAAGCCGGCTTCATTGTCGATAGTAAGAAGTTCAATCAGGTGGCCGGTAGCGAAAACGCAATGCCGGCGATGACACTGCCCGACGCTCTGCCGGCAGACATCGACTATCAAAAGTACATCGACATCGCAGAGTCCATGCTTGAAGATATTGGTTTCGGTTTACAACAGTGAGGCAACCATGAGCAACTACCAGCAACTCGCAGCACGTACCATGTCTGACCAATTCCACGGTGGGCCGCTGGCCGTCGTGTCGATCCTCACGTTTCTTGAGGACACTGCGCGCACCTGTGCCCATCTGGACATCCTAAAGAAAGCGATGTTCTACGGTAAGAGTCTGAGTCCGACCTACAACGCTTCGGGCTACGAAACCGATCTTGATGCGATCCTTCATCGGCTGCATCCTGACCGCAAGGTTGCCATCGACATTCTGCATTGCGTGATCGGCGTGGCCACCGAAGCGGGCGAGTTGATCGATGCTGTTACGCGCGCCATGCGTGACCAAACCAACAACGGCGTTGATCGCGTCAATCTGCTGGAAGAGTTGGGCGACGTGCAATGGTACGTGGCCAACCTGTGCAGCGCGGCCGGTGCCAATCTCCACGACGTGCAGCAGACCAACATCGCCAAGCTGGCCAAGCGCTACCCGGACAAGTTCGACAGTCAACAGGCCATTCAGCGCGATTTGCTGGCTGAGCGGACCGTGCTTGACGAGGGTGCCCAGCGGGTGTAGGGTCTTGCCGCCATCACTGGCACCCTCGTTTGCCCCCGGTCTAATAGCCGGGGGCTTTTTATTGGTTTCACTGTTGACACTGAGAGCCAAGGGTGCTAATCTGGCCACACTTTCAGGAGGTAGCCATGCGTAAGTTCAAGGTGCTGTTCCAACGCGTAATCCGTGGCGAAGTGCACGCTAACATGGGTGATGTGGTGTATCCCACGTTGATGTGCGACTACGGTCTTGCCAATGACGACACGCGGGCGACCGGTGTTGAACACATCACGGTCACACTCAATGAAGACGGTAGCAACCCCGGCTTCACGATCCCTCTGCATCACTTGGAGGAAATCAAGTGAGCCGCACCGAGAAGTGGATTAGCTTTTGGGCATGCAGCATCATGGCGCAAGTCGTGGATAATGTGTGGATCACCATAGTGTTTTTCGGGCTGATGATCTACCACTTGTTTTCTTATTTGTCTGAGGTGTCCAAGTGAAACACACCGCCGGCAAGCCGCTGTTCAACCCCGAACACACGCAAAGAGTGCGTAAGCGAATTCGGGTGGCGCGCGGTAAGGCGAAATGGATGCGCCATGAGTTGGATACTCTCATAGACATGCGCAATCCCTTTAGCTCTTCTCCGCTCCAAAACAAAAAGCCCCAGCGTTAACCGGGGCTTGGATCGCGTCACTGCTAGCACCTCTGCACGTCGTCTAGGTTGTCTGTCCCACACAGGGGGCGCAGCGTTCAGTGATTGGCAGGGGCTAGCAGTGACTACACCCACAGGATACTTACCATGAGCATGATGTCAAGCCTTCTCGCACTCGCAATGTTGACCGTTGCCAATCCCACCGAAGTGTTGTATAGCGAAGTGGGCGCGCCCGGCGAATCGCTGGATGACTTCGCGATGCGTATTGCACCGAAGGCCCGCGAGACTACGCGCGAATTGGGTAGCGAGATTTGCGGCAGCTTCCAAAAGAGCGGCAGCACCTATCGCATCACCCTCAGTACCAACCGCAACCCTTGGGGCTGCAACATCGACTTTGCCAACGAGGGTGACTGGAAGGCTACGCGCTGGACGCTCCACACGCACACGGAGAAGGGCGGCCATACTTTCAGCGCCCAGGACGATCGTTTGAAGCTGCAAGGCTACGTCGTATCTTTCCACGCGGTCACAAAGCGTATCGGCAACCTGACCAAGACCGTCGCGTTGCCCTAGTAGTTGGTCACGTCGATCACCGACAGCGCGGCGTTATTGGTGTTGACGTTGTAGCTCGTGGGTAGCACTGCGCCCGTAAAGGGACCATAGGTGCGCCGCACCGTGGCAGTCATGCCGAGCACAATGGTGCCGCCGTTGACCGAGCCGCCCGACAGGTTGATGTCTTCGCGCTGGAAAAACTCATCGGGGCTACCGCCGCCAACGCGCGTGAACGTGTTGGCCGAATCGAATGCGGTCACCATGGGCAACACTGCGTAATTGCGACCGCCCGCGTAACCGAACGTGCCTTGCCACGCGGGGCGACTGCCGCCCGACTTGATGTCGATCATCCGCAGCGGCTTTGCACCAACGTCATACATCAGCTGGCCAGCCGCATTGCGCACCTGAAAGCCGAAGCTGCTACCCGGCTCCTGCGGGTTGTCGAAGATAAACCATTCGACCGTCGCACCCACGGGGCCAAAGATGAAATAGCCGGCAGGGTACGGATCGAGCGCGTTGCTCCACGTGTAGCCGACCATCGACGTGGATCGAAGGGCCAGCTTGCCCGTACCAAAGTCCGCCAGATACAGGTAACCGCCGGAACCAATCGTGCCACTACCCTTTGAGCGCAGGCAGAGCGTGGGGAACGTGTCGTCAATCTGAATCGTTCCACCGTCGTTGATGATGATTACGCCTGCCGTCATGTCACGCTGCCCAAATTTCCACGGTGCCGCCGTTGCGGTAAGCCGATGGTACGGCCGATTGATCCCAGCTTATCGTGTTGGTGCCAAGGTTGAATGAGAACGCCGGAGGGAACCATCCCTTAGCGACAGCCACAAGCGTAGTGTCTTGCGACTGCCGGCTAAAGGACGCACTCCCGTTCGAGGTGCCATAGCTCACCTCGCCGAGTTTGCGGAACAAGCGGCCATTGGTGTCGAACACCATGTTGCCGCTTGCATCCCAAACTTGCAGGCCCGCAGTCACCAGCCGAATTCCTCTGGCTGCGGCAACAAGGGCTGCACCTGCGCCCAAGTGTCCACGCCTGCCGGCGGGTCGGCCTGTAGCGCGTACAGGGCCAGCACCACGGCGTCACGCCACGCAATCAGCGCATTCGCATCGGCCTTGAATTGCTCGATGGTGCTATTGGCGTAACTAGCGCATGTGTAAATGTTGTCGTAATCCTTGGTTTGGACTACGGCATCCATCCACGCATATGCGCCCTGGCGGATAGCTTCGTTGCGTTGAGCCTCAGTAACGATAGTGGAAGGGTCCGGAGCCGGAGTGTTGCCTTCCGCAAGCCATGCTTCGTACTCGTCCCACAGCGGATGACCGCGTGGAATCCATGCGCCGTTGCCAAGGTTGATGATGCAATCGGGATCGTTCGTAAGTTGGTACATGCTTAAAGCTCCGAGTTTGCGACCCACTGGCAGGCGATAAAGTTGCCTGCAGCGACCGACACATTGTTTACGTTGATACTTACCGTGCTTTCGCCTGTGTTACTAACGGCGGCAGCAACATCCGTACCGCCGTTGAAGTTACGAATCATGCCGGCGGCACCCGTCACAGTGCTATATACAGTGACCGAAGGATTTATGCGTTTTTGAGCCTTGAAAATGGCTTGCCCAACGGTAGCGTAAGAAGCCGTCGCTTCTACCAATCGATTCAGAGAACCAGCAGAACTAACCGCGCCGGGGGCGGTGTCTTGGTTATAGCTCTTCTCATAGTACCGTTGGCATAGCGCCAACTCTTGAGCCAATGGACGCGGAACGAATGCGGTCTTTACAGGGCCGGGTTCCCAATTGACGTTAGACAGAACTCGAGTGCCAGTCTGCACACCAAGAGTGCCGGTAGTTGCGTTGTAGTTAGAACCGGCCGACATCCACAGGCGCAGCGACACATAGTTATTCGCGCCAACAGTTTTGCCCGAGATAGAAGGTGGCGTGAACGTGCCCACGATGTAGTTGAAGCCGACCACAAGAGCATGTTTAGCTACTGCGACTTCCACGGTGGACGATCCGCCAGAACCGAAATTCTGCTGGCACGAAACGCTCATCGAACCGGCGACGCTGGAATACACCGCAAAGCTATAGGTGGTTTGCTTGTTTGCGAACGTATAGACATTTTCAACACGATGGTTCATCACGAACGCAACGCTAGTTGAGTTGCCTGCCGTTCCAAGATTGCACGCCAAGCCGTAGCTTGGGCTTCCTTCGAGGTTGTCCACGGTGCCGGGCGAATAGGAATTTCGACCCACCGAATCTCCCGACACGGCTGCGGGATCGCGATCCCAATACCAACGGTCAGCGGTATAGCCACCGACCGTAAAGATCGTACCCCGCTGCCAGAAATCGAAGTTGCCGTTAATGATTACGTTATTACCAGTGCGAATGCTGCCAATCGGCACTTCCTGCACAGCGCCACCACCGGCACTCGTGCGGCCCAACAGCACATTACTGACCGCCGTGGTCAACCCCGATGCAGTAGCAAGACCAGCGTTGGCCTTGCCGTCGATGTTGGTCTGCAACGCCGTGTCGGCATTGGCACGCGCGGTTGCTTCACTACTCAAAGCGCTCGTCGCAGCCTTTGAGTCCAATTGATTCTGCGCATCAACGAAGTTCGCGTTGATCTTCTCGAACGCAGTCTTTGCCGGATCACCCAACTTACCATTGGGTTGGACGGTAGTGGTATCTACGGGGGTAAAGGCCATGTCTCGTTTTCCTCAGTGATTACCACACGCCCAAGCGGACGCGCAGGACATTGGACGCATCATACACGCGAATGTTGCCGGCTGAATACTCGAAGCGCTGGCCGCCGCTGGGCGACACAATGGTGAACTTGTCCGCCAGGATTTGGAAGTCAACAATGCTGCCGTTATTGCCGATTTTCATGCCGCCCACGCGACCATTGACATCGACCGCCAAAAAGTATTGAGCGTTGATGGCGGTGATCGTGCCACCCTGCGCACTCACGCTCACGCTCAGCGCCTGGACCACCGACGCGTCAGCCTTGGTGCCCACGGTGGCCGACACGCTCGTGATCGCATTAGCATTCGCAGTGATGTCGGTACCCTGCTGCGTGACCGTGGCATTCATCGTGCTCACGGTGTTGGCGAGCGCAGTCAAATCACTTTGGTTGGCCTTACCACCCACCGTGGCGGTCAGACTCGTGATCGAATTGGCATTCGCGGTAACACCATCTTCAACGACATCCACGCGAGCGCTAAGCAACGTTACCGTGTCGGCCACCGCTGTGACATCGGCTTCGTCGGCCTTACCGTTGACCGTAGCCGTGAGCGCGGTGAGTGCCGTGCTCTGCGCGCTCAGGTCATCCGAGAACGCTTCGAGTTGCACCGTAACCTGCGACTCGAACTCACCGAACTCTGCCGTTACCTGCTCGATTGCGACAGCATTGGCATGATCGCCATCGGCAATAACCGTGTAGACCGTCAGCGAGCCAGCATAGACGTTGGTGTCGCCCGCGTTCCAATCGGTGTCACCCGCGTTCTCGCCATCCAATTGTGCTGACAGGTACTGCACGGACTCGGCCATCGCGGTAACTTGACCGTCGATTTCCGTCACTTCCGTTTGTAGCTCAGCCAACGCACTCGCCGACGCCTTGCCGTCCATTTCGGCATTGAGCGCAGTGATATCGCTAGCCAACGCGGAGTCACCATCGACACGGGCTTGCTGCTCGCTCAGCACCTCAGCGTGCGTGGCCAACGTACCGCTGCCGGCCGGCATCCGTGCTTGTAGGCTCGTGATGTCGCTGGCCATCGCAGAGTCGGCCGTGGTGCGCGCAGTACGCTCGCTATAGAACAGGCCCGTGGTCACGCCAGCAACGTCAGTGCCCGTGTAGTCACCGCGCGTCTGCGATGCCAGGGTCTGGCGCGCAGTAGCCTCAGCCGCGTCGCCTGCAATGCGTGCCGTGGTTTCATCTTGCACCATGGCCACGCTCGCACCCGGCGTGGGGCGGCCGATGGCAACGAAGTCGAACAGGTAGTAATTGCTGCCGTTGACCGACGTGCCCAACTGCACATTGATGGAATCTACGGTGCCCGCAGTCCAATCGATGTCGTCAAGATCGACAGTAGCGATGCCTTCCGGATTCCAGCTCGGCTCGGTGGTGATATTGGCGCTACCGGTGCCGCCACCCGCCGCGAGCGTCCAACCAATCTTACCCAGCCACGTCGGCGAGCCAACCTTTTGCACTCGCATTTTGACATAGCGATATTGGGCACCGACGATCCCCAGGCCAGATGGAGACGTGGCTACCGCAGCGCCAGGATTGAGCCAGCCATCGGTAACCGTGCCATTCCAACCTTCGTTGGTGGTGTCGAAATACCAAATTTTCTTGCTGTCGAATTGCTCACCCGTGCCGGCGCTGACCTGGCTAATCTGATACGCCAACGATTCGTCCACAGACTGGCGCGTGGCAGCCTCAGCAGTAATGGCCGCCTCACGGTCAATCTGCTCGTTGAGGATCGCCGTAGCGTTCGCAGCGATGCCTGCGTTGAGGTCGGCCACGTCTGCCGCACGCGCATCAGCCTCACCCTGGATGGCGTCCGCACGAGCCGTAGCTTCGGCTGATACCGCATCAGCCAAATCTTGATCGGCAGCCACGCGGGCCTGCGTTTCTTCGTAAATTTGGTTGAAGGCATCGACAATATCTTGGCTAGTCTCATTGTGGAGTTCGTCAAGATTTTTGCCCAGGGTCTTGGTGACGTAGCGGGCAGCCGTGGACAACGTGCCGCTCGTGTTGACCGACCGACAGGCGAACGTCCAGTTGCCAGCCACAGGAACCGTGGACTCGAACGCGGCCGCGTGGTAGCCCGTTTCGCCCACGGGAGTCATGTTGTCCCAATTCGGCTGCGGGTCCATCGCGTCGCTGGCGATGTAGCGAATTTCCACGCCAGTGAAATCTGCCGACTGGATCGTGGTGCTGTAGAAACCCCAGGTATATTTGCGCAGGCCACCGCTGCCGTCGATGATATCGAACAGGTCAACGAGCACCGGAGGCGCGTCGGCACCGGTGGTGGTGTAGATGATGCTGGCGGCCACACCCGGCAGGCCATCCGGAGTCAGCGGGCGCACGCTGATGGTGTACGTGCCAGCACGCGGAATACGGAAGCTGGCGCTACGCGTGGTGGTCCGGGCAACTTCCTCAACCTCAGCGTTACCATCGAGGTCGGAAAGCACCACGGCGTCACCCATGATGCCGCCAGTGATATCGAAGGTCACTTGCAACTCGGTGTAGATCGTGTCGCCCTGCACCTGCTGAACTTCGGTCACCTTCAAATTGCTGGCCACCGGACGCGTCGGCAGCAGCGAACCGCTCTGTGGAGGGATGTATTCGCCCGTGTAGACGTAGTGCCAGAATTCCGCGCTCTCAGGCACGCAGGTAACGCGCGCACCCGTCATGCCGTTCTCAGGCTCAATGGCAGTCACGCGCACACGCTGGCCCGGCGTGGACTTGAAGTCGAAGCACCACAACGTGTCATGCGCAGGATTACCAGGGCTGCCGGGCAACGGCGCGTCATTCGGCCACACGCCGGTCAGCGTCACCGTGTTGGTCGGCCCACCAAAATTGACGACCTGGAAAACGCGGTAGACGCCTTCGCCCGGAATGCGCAGACCGATAAAGCCATTGCTCGGCGGCGGGGCCGGCACGGTGTCATCGAGCACCAACGTAACCACACCGCCGGAAGTCTTGGATGCCGAGACGATACGGCCGCCATAGCCCCACTGCGTCATGTCGTGCTGCAACGAGAGCATCGACATTCGGCGATAGCTCAGGTGCTCAAGGTCCGTGCTGTAGCTGATGTCCTTGTACTGATACAGCGACTGCGCAAGGTGCCACCGCGCCATCTGCGCCGCGTGTTCTTCGGTGCCGACACCTTCGCCGGTAAGCTGGGCGGGCTGCAACATCGTCGTGACGCCAGGAGCCGCCACGCGCAACGTCGTGGTTTCCCAGGTAGTCGAATCGATGTAGGTATATTCAACACCATCGGCTGCCGCAGCCAACGCGTAGTCCACTTGGAACGCGCCGCGCTTGATCGTGGCCATGTTGACCACGCCCGATTCCGGCTGTTCGTCCGTGGCAAAGATCACCGACAGGCGACCGCCGGCCCAGGTCAACTCGCCGAAGCCAGCCAGCGCAATGGTGCCCAGCACGTCATCGTGGCTACGGGCATCCTTGATGCAGTAGTTGTATTCGTAGTTGTTGGCCGCGCAGTGCAACATGAAAACCTGCAACGACGCGATGTCAATTTGCGAATCGTCAAGGCCGATGCCGGCGATGCGTGCGCCGTTCTCATCGTAGATGCCACGCGCGTAACGCAGAATGTGCGCGCCCGGATTGCTCGTTTCTTCGGTGACCCACTCGGTGCCCGTCCACACTTCGGCGGGCCGCGAATGCGCGACGGTGCGAACCTCATCAAGCGAACCTGACAACTGGCCGGTGGCCTTGATCGAAATGCCGATGCGCGGAATGCCAGCGTAGTTGGCGGTATCCGGCTGCACACTCGTCATCGAAGACCAAGTGAACTGTGCGTTCGCGCCGCTACCATCGGTGTTCATGCCGGCGATGCGAACCTGCACCTCATACTGGCCGGCAGGTACATCCTTACCGTAGCTTACACGCTGAGTCTTCTGCGAATCGCTTTGAACGCTGTAGTTGCCGAACAACTGCCACGTGCTCTCGCCGACAGGGCGGTACTGAATGTTGAACGTTTCTTGGTTGGTCTTCGGCTTACCCTTGCTCGTGGTATCAAACAGCACGTACTCAAGATCGACTTGAATACGAATGGTGTTGTCAGACGTGGTGCGCTGTACCCACGGGCCGGGCGTGTGCTTATCTTCGGCAGTCAGGTCACCGCCGGCAATCGTGTCCGCGTTGCTGTAGAGCGGAATGGCTTGACTGGCCATTTCCGGGAAGTTGTTGAACCACGTGCTCACACCATCGAACGAAGACAACAGGGCATCGCCGTTGTAGAGGTCTTCCACGCGGCCGACATTCAAGCCCGGCGTGAGCGTCAGGCCCAAGTATTGATCGTTGCCCTGATACCACGTGTACGGATTGCTCGCGAGGTCAGGCGTGACGCGCACGCGGCCGAACACCAACGGCAACGGCTCATACTGGCGAGCACTGTTGCGCTGGCTGTTGATCGAATAGACGCTATCGGTGTCGTTGGAAGTTGCCGAAGGCTTCTTAGGGCCGAGCACCTTGTTGATGATGAGCGAGCCGGCGATATACACGGCGGCCTGCGTGCCGGCGATGGCCAGGGCGGACCAACCGGCTGCGGCCAGCGGCGTGGACAAGCCCACCGTAAAGATGGTTAGCGCTGCCAGCGCAACGAGCATCAACGCGGAGCGACCTGCAACACCGCCGCGCACTTCGATGATCTGGCCATCCTTGGGTCGCACAAGGTGCCACATGTGACGATCGATCTGCACACCGCCGATGGAAACTTCCCACGGCGCGCCGTCAAGGTCAGTGATGTGGCGTTGCAGGAAGACGTACAGCGATTCGCCGGGGCGAAGATCCATCGGGATCAATTGTTGACCATCCAATACCACCGGATTGGGGGTAAAGATCAACTGACCTTCCTGCTTCATTTCCATCGGTAAAATCCTTCAACTTGTAGGCCGAAATCCGGAAGATCGCGCACGCGGTGGCAGATGCTGTAGCCGATCTTGTCAGTGCTGTGCAGCACCCACCCCTCGTGCGCCAGGAAGAAGTATACCCCGACATGCCCGGCGCGGGTCTGGCCGAAGTCCCGGATGGCCACGAGGTCGCCATCTACGGGGGTTTCCGTGCGTTCCCCGTGCTCCTGCGACAGCGACCCAATAACGCGAAGCCCGGCGGCACCACGAAGGCGACGGCCGGGCAGGGTGACATCACGGTGGAACAGTTCGCGCTGAATCAACAGAGTCAAATCAGCGCAATCGAAAGTGTTCCGGTCATACTTGAGGTTGATGTACGGCTCGATGTCACGCAGGCGCATCAGAAGATGCCGGGCAACGTGTAGGGGTTGGCGACCTTCTGCACTGCGCGCTGCCGCATGATGTAGTCCGCGCCCACCTGCGCAGTTACCGTTTGCGGAGTGACCGACACGCTCGTGAGTGGCAACACGAAGGTGCGTTCGATGGTGTCGGGGTCACTTCGATCCGTGACTCGAATCGTGGCCGTGATGATTTCGCCCGGCGGCAAAGATTCAAGGTCTTCGGTCAGCGTGCGGCCTACGTTGTCGATCACCAGTTGCGCGCGAGGCGTCTGGCCGGTCACGTCATCCGGCAACTTGAACTGGAATGGGAAGCCGGTGTAAACCGTGCCGTTGGATTCCCAATCCACGTTATCGTTGACGATGAAGAGCCCGCCCATCGAAGGCGAGCTAAGTTCGAGCAGCAACAGCGTACCGGCCGGATTGGTGACGCGCTGTTGGTTCTCACGGAAGCTCATCGCTGATACTCCAAGGTGCATTGCCGCTGGGCCAGGGCAAACCCGCCCACGATGGGCGAGAGGTCACCATAGTACCCATCTTTGAATCGCATGGTGACAGTCTGCCGCGTGCGCGGATGCACCACGTCGAATTCGCCGATGCGCTTGATCGTGTCGAAATACCACGTGTCGAAAGACGCAATGTCCTCTTCGCGCTCAAACAGGATCACCGCATTGACGTTCATGGTGACCTGCGTGTTGATGAGCCGTTCCTTCGTCGGCCCACGTTCCATTTCCGTCTTCTCCACGCTGGGGTCAAACGTCTCGCTGTAGTTTTGCAGCAGCAACTTTGCGTAGCTGGGAAAGGCAGCCATTACATACGCTCCGAAATGTTGGTTCGATTCTTCAAGGCGGTGAGAGTGCGGCCACCGTTAGCCACGTCGCCGGCAACGATGTCGATAATGATCTTGCTGAAATCCTGACCGTTAGCGCCGCGCATGGTTTCCTGGCGCGCCGTAACTTGGTTGTCGCCGTAGTTGTTGATTTCGATCTGCGGCGAAGCGCTACCGCCGGCACCCATGGCCACGGGGCGGCCCACCACGCCACCCTGAGCATAGCCGCGCAGACCACGGCGCATGGCTTCCACGGTGCCTGCGCCGCCCGCCTTGGCCACGTCCCGCTGCGACCACACCACCTCGCCCTTATGCACCACGCCGGCCGGCTCATGTACGCCACCGTCTCCCGTGTAGCCGCCGGCCGCGAAGTAGCCACCGCCGCCAAAGCTACTATCGGAACCGAACAGCGATCCAATAGTGCCCGTGGTGCCATTGCCGCCACCGATGCTGTTGATGAGCATGGCGAAATATCGGTTGGTGTACATGCGAGTGACCGACGCCAACGTGGAACGCACGAAGTCATCGAGATTAGCTTTACCGGTCTGCGTAAAGTTGACCACAGCATCGGTAAGCCCGGTGAACACGTCGCCCCAAATGCGCTCCACGATACTGGCGGTGTTCATTGACTCCTGCGTGTAGTTCTGCAACGCACGCGCGAAACCATTCTGCCAATTGGCTTCGGCACCTTGCAGACGCGCGTAACCCTCTTGGATGATAACGACCTGATCGTTGACCGATTCTTGCAAGTTGCTAACGGCGGTATCGTATTCCAACGGGGTCATCTTGCTCTTGTTGAGCGCAAGTTCCCTCAGCGCGTCCGCTTGGTCTTGGTAAATTTTGTTGAGTGCCGACTGCACTTCATACTCACGCTCACCAATGCCCACGCGGGCAACCTGCGTATCCATCTGGCGCTGCAATGCGATGGTGGTTGCATCGAGCGACGCCTTGTACGCGTTGATGTTGCGCTGCTGATCCTCCAATGCCTTCTTACGCTGCTCTTCCTGCACCTGCGCCTCAGCGTTGTACTTAGCACGACTGGCCGAAAGCTGCGATTCGAGTTCACCAACCTTGCGCTGATTGTCGATAGCTTCCTTGCCGCTGCGCGCATGGGCGTTCAAGTAGTCAATCTGGCCCTGCAACGCACGCTGTTCCGCTGCCGCGCTATCTTTGGTCAGGGAGGCAAGCTTGGTGTAATACTCTTCGATGGTGATTGCACGCGCGTCATACTGCGCCTTGAGCACTTTAGTCTGCCCATCGAGTGCGGTACTCTCTGCGTTGAGTTCATTCTTGAACTTTTGCAGAGCCGCATTCTGCGCAGCGTTGTCCACGCCCGTGGTGCTCGGACCCTTCTTCTCTTCGTACTTCTTCCGGATGCCGGCCAGGATCGTAGCCCGCGTGGACTCGATTTTTTCAGCGAGCGCCACATCGCCGGCCAACTTCGCATCGGCCACCGCCTTACTTACGCGGGCATTGGTTTCCTTCTCTTCCTTTTCGCGCTTCTCGGCATTGGTCTTGAACTGAGCCGCATACTGATCCAGCGAAATCGCTTCATCATTGGCGCGCTGAGTGGCAGCTTTCTTGTTGTCGTCACGAATCTGTGCAGTCACCTCGCGCTGCAACTTGACGCGCTCTTGCAACAGTTCGGCAAGTTTGGCGTTACCGCCCTGGACAGTGGCGACGTAAACGTCTTCGTTGTCCTTGCGTTGCTTGGCGATCTGCTCGTTGATCTTGGTAAGCTTCTGCTCAACGGTGTCTTCGCGGCCAATGCCCACCATGGCATCCCACGCGGCTTTCGCGCCGGCAGCCAGATTGCGCCAACCCGTTTCCAGCAAGCCAATATTCTTGCTGATTTGCGCCGAACGCTTTTCGACTTCGCCGGCATACGTCTCCATCGCCAGCGTGGCGGCAGCCTGCGTGTTGCCTTGCTGTTCCAACGCCTTGATTTGTTCGTAGACCGCATCGGTAAGGAAGTGCTCCTTCTCGTTGAGCGCGGTGATCGCCTTGACCGGATCTTTGCCCAGGTCAACGAACTTCTTCACCGTGTCTTCCACGGCAGCGCCACCGACTTGATCCAGCTGGATAGCCGCCTGCGTGGCCAAGTTCAATTGGTCGGCCGTCAGCACGCCCGCACTCTGCGCCTGCGCCATAACCTGACGCACCGCACCTACCGTGGCACCCGTGCTCTGCGCGATGCTTGCGCTCGACGTGGCCAGGGCTTCGGCAGTGTTACCGGCATATTCGCCCGTGAGGATCGTGGCGCGCGCCAGATTCCCCATTTCCTGCGTGCCCTTGTAGATGGCCACGGCAAAGGACGCCGCAGCAGCGGTGGCCACGGTGTAAGGGTTGACCAATTGCAGCAACTGCGCGCTCAACGCCTGCGCGGCCGGCTTGATGCCGCCGAACATATCCTTCAACTGGCCACCCTGCTGAATCAACACGGTCAGCGGGTTTTGACCACCTTGAAGGCTGGTGAAAATGTCGGTGATCTGCGCCGGCACGCCACGCATGGCAGCGGTGACTTGCTTTTGGCTCATGCCGTAGGCGTTGACCGACTTGATGTTGGCGTCGTAGGCCGCGCGGCTGCGATCCAGTCGGCGAATCAAGTCTCT